CCCAATTCTTCCCCCTAAGATAAAGTTGAAAATATTACAACACAATGTTTTTTGAATTTTTCTCAAGCTTATTACCAAGCTACTTTAAACCGCGCTCTAACCACGAATTATCAAGCCCTAGGATTAAATACGGCTTTAATACTCATGTTGAACTTACGTACGAAGATTCGCTTGGAAAAACAAAGGGGACAAGACCTTCTGCCTATTTCAGCAATGAATTCTCGCTCTTCGGTGTGTTTCATGGCAATATAGTGAATGAAGTGCCTTTAAATGACGGATGGCGCAAAGACATCATGGATACGGACGGCCGTGTCGACAGTAACCTCCTCGAGGCTGCACTTGGATCCTCTACAATAGACAAGCGCGACCATGGCCGTGTTATCAGCTACATAAAGACTTTGGATTGCGGCAGTAATGTTACTTCATTATTTTACAACTTGCTGAGGATGTACTACATCAAGCAATACGGTAATATAACTTACAAGCCAAAAGAATTCTTTTATGATAACGGTCACATTAAGATACTTAACGCCCAAATGTTTATTAACTCTGGTGACGAAGGGCCACTCAAGACTGCAGTTGAGCATAGACTCGGCGGCGTTACTAACATGTCACATAGTTGGCACGATGACCTCATCACAACACCGGACTGCACGGTCGCGTGGAATGGTAATGTATCACCAACAGAATATTGGATACTCAAACGGGCTGTCGGTGAGTGGGTGCAAATCAGGCCTTTCGCCATTGCACACTCTTCGCCAGCTTTAACTGATACGCTGCAAATTGCAACAAGCGGTGAGATTAATTTCGGTGAAATTGAGAACCCAGGGTACACAGCACAAGATGTTGTCAAAGTGATTGACAAACTAGTAACTGCGAACAGATACTACACTGACTTCAGTTACGCGTATGCTATGCTCGCTCAGTTACTGGTTACGCCTATACCGAGATCAGCTGAAGCGGCAGCATGGTTTGTTGGTTCTCAGAGTGTCAGCATGCCAAGACTCGTCGCAACAGGTGGAATCTTATCAGCTTTAAGAGGCGGCGTCCCTTACTCACGTGACGTCGACTGGATGGACACTTTCTTAATGTGGAAGAAGACACCCATGATGGCACTATATCACTCGATGGCCATCAACGAAGCCGTCTATGTTGAAATGGGAAACTTAGCACGGGTCGACGAAAGTGACGCAGTCAATATACGCAATTTCACTGAAATATCAGTCGCTGGGTCACCTGTCAATAAAGGAGGCTTACTCACTGACTTCACTCTTATAGCAATGCGGTACAACAGAGAAATCACTTTGCCGTACGCTTTCTCGTCTGGGTTGTCACGCATGGAAGATGTCAATTCCGAGGTTAACATCAGAATACCTGTTATCATTACAGATCTTGATGCTCCTAAATATTATGCATTGAATGATTCCGCTGTCACGATAGGCATGGAAAGCCAATTGATAGTCACGTCTTATACACCAGCAATGTATCCGATCATGACGTACGGAATCAACGTAGATAGCTTCTACGCTAACGGGTTGAATGAAGAGGTCAAGACACATGTGCTATCGCGTCATAAAGGAGTAATTAGTTTCACTGATCCAACGCAGTTTGCTAAGTTCATGAACATAACACGTATCATGGGCTATGACGTGCTTGCGACTGAGCGCATATCGCAACGGAAAGAAGTTAACTGGGCTGACAACTCAAGTGGACGCTTTCTTTACACAGATATACAGGACGTCATTACGCCCGTATATGATATACTTGTCGCTGACATTGTCCAGCGGAAAAACTGTTGGATAGCAGTTGGGACTTTTATCGGTGACATAACTTTAAAGTTCTCTGTATCGGGGATGCGCGCACGTATTTATAACGGAGCAAAAGAGCTTGCGATGATGGGGACTGTTGTCACACAGGCTAAACCTACACCATACGTGCACAAGGCTCAAGAAATCAGAGCTTCTGCTGACCGCGCGACTATTATGTCATTGCAACGAATGCCTACGGATTTTCGATTAGCGAGGTATTATTTGCCTGGCCTGTCGGGTGGTCAGACTGTCATCTCTACGCGCCCCAACATACAGGAACATGGCCCTGCAGACCAGGAACCGCTAGTACCTGTCGAAATCCCGGACGAACCTGGAGAGACGGAAAGCGTAGAATAAACTCGAGTGCTGTCCCAGTATATTTAACAGGTAACTGTGATGTATGCGAGATCGCAACTGAGGCAAAATTTGTCTTAGTTGCAATGCACAGGCTGCAAACTACTCAGGTAAAAGGAGTGAAAGGAACTTGGACACAGTTAGGGCTATCACGGCAGATGATCGAACACCGCGGTGTTGTGGTCGAGGCATTGTGCTTCGTACGTAATGATGTTTATTTCTACTATGTTGACGTTGATGATATGACGTACCACACGGGTGCAGTCACGAAGCAAGTAGGAGCCACGCTATGCGGTAACATGAAGCACCTGTTCAGGCACGACAACAACACAATATATGATGATTACTTTAACTATGAGCAAGAACTACCTTTCACTTATAGGTATAACACAAAAAACAAGGTCAGACAGAAGATAACACAATACCACCATAGCCATGTCCGGCTGCGCGACTTGTTCGGGAACAAACCTATTGTCACACTTACGGGCGACGAAGCGGTTTTATGTATCTATCTTGATAAGTACACAGACGTTGAGGCAACACATTCAACCTTCATCACTTACCTACGTCTGCTTGACACACGTCACAGGAGACTTTTTATCAATATGCTGCGCATAGTTAAAGGCATTGATTTAGGTGTGCTTAAAAAAGAAGGTTCACTCTGCAAACAGATGCAGGGACTGTCAAACTTTGATCTGTCTAAGATTTTTGAAATCAACGTCCTTGTTAACAGGATTGACAGTGACGTTGACTGGGCCCAGGAGAAAAAGAACAGGGTCAATCCGCGGACTGTAGACATATCTTATAGTGATGTTTTCTCTTCAGCAGTGCAGATGTTCTTAATGGCACGCCACGAAGGTAAGCGACCACTTGCGATGTCATGGGATTGGCAACAGAGGATTGCTATCATGCCTGGCGGCGCTGTACATTCGCAATATGACGACGACAAGGCAATCTATAAAGGGCTCGACAATAACACACGGTCAAAGAAAGCTTTCTTTGCGCTGGTTACGGAGCAGTCACAAAGGAAATGGTTGGACCGTAAGCCTGAGATAAATGCTTACACGTCAGTTAAATATGAGTGGGGAAAGGTCAGAGCACTATATGGCTGTGACTTAACTTCACACATCAATGCTGACTACGGCTTACAAATGTGCGAAGACACTTTCCCTGGATTTGTGCCCACAGGACAGTTTGCTAATAGAGACTATGTTGAAGAGCTATTAAAGCCTGCCAAGCACACAGTTCCATTCTGCTATGATTACGATGACTTCAACAGCCAGCATAGTACACACGCAATGCAAGCTGTCATTGATGCATGGATCGCTGTCTACCACGATAAGCTAAAAGCTGAACAAGTTGAAGCGGCAAGATGGACAAGCCAAAGCATCGGAACGCAGATTGTGCATAATGCGACAACAGACGATACGTACAGGACAAATGGGACTCTGTTTAGCGGGTGGCGATTAACGACGTTTGTCAATACTGCACTCAACTATGTCTACTTGCATCATGCTGGAATCTCAAGGCTAACTAGTATCAGTGCGCACAACGGTGACGACGTTTATGCGGGGCTTAAAAATATCGGACAGGGCTTGCAGTTAATTAACAATGCTAAGAAGCTCAATGTCAGGGCCAACACAACTAAAATGGCGATAGGGACAATTGCAGAGTTTCTTCGAGTCGACATGCGAGCAACGAAGCCAACGTCTGCTCAGTATCTGACTCGCGGTGTAGCCACTTTTGTCCATAGTAGGATTGAGTCTGACGCACCACTGAAACTCAGATCACTTTTGTCTGCATACGTAACTCGATATACTGAACTCGCTGAACGGGGAGGAGAAGTAGAAAACATCAGGCATATATACAGACGACAGGTCTACTTTGCGTCACGGTTGTTCGACACGACAACTGATGATGCAAACGACTTCATTAAGACGAGCGTTATAGCGGGTGGACTTACCGAGAATGGGGTCATATCTAACTATAGATATACCGACGAACCAATTGGTGACATGCCAGAGCCTATCATCTTCCCTGGTGCAACTGACTATGCAACTTATCTGGCAAGGAAGTTTGACTCCGTCCGGCTTGATGTCTCACCGTTGACAGTGAGCAAAAAATTTATGTCAACATTTACTAAGCGACGAGAACGTTTAATCAAAGTAAGCGCTAGCAGGCTTGAGTTGATTAACGAACGTGCGCTTAGGAAAGCATGGGCAAACATGAAAGGGGTGAGCGTTATTAGTAAACTACGAATGGGAGTTGCTGATATTATACTTGCAGTGCAAACAATCACCCCTGCATGTGCCGGCGTGCTAGCAAGAACTGATAATCCAGTCAGGTGGGCATCAA